ATAACCTTAAATCCATAAACGCCGTCGTTATCGTATGCTGCACGAAGTGCATCCTGCGCCGGGTTGCGGTAGAAGTTACCGGAAAGTGACATTTCCGACGGTGCCGGAAGCCCGTTGATATTTTCAGTTTCGTCAGAGCATAGCGTCGTCACATCAATATCGTTTTTCTGACCGGCGGTAAAGCTGGCCTGTTTGATAGTGCAACTCAGGTTTAACCAGGTCGCCGTGTCCAGTTCTGCCGCAGTGACCGGCACTGAGGTAATCATTACTACCGTTTTTTGGGCGCGTTCAAATTGTGCTGACATTGCAGCCTCCATAAATGAAAAAACCGCCTGTGGCGGTCGGGTTTGATTGGTTTCAGTCAGGCAGTGACCGTTATTTCAAGCGTTGCCCGATGCAGGTGGGTTGTCGTGTCGTAGCCGGGAATTTTTGTCACCTCAACAGGTGAAAGCACTTCCAGGCGAGAAAGGGCCTCAAGGCGCAACGCTCTGGCTTCATCGTTCGTTTCTGCCCACACATCAACCTGAATGTGCAGCGTCGATTCTGCCTGCCCGCAGAACACATCCCCGGATACGTCAGTCGGTATCGAGAAAATGATATAGGGCGCGGGAACATCGGGAAGCCCGTCACTGCCAAGAGGCACCACATACGGATAAACCCTTCCGCCAGCCAGACGTGACAGCAGGTCATAGATATCATCCTCTGTCATTTAGCCAGCACCTCATCAATCGCCGTATTCATCCTCTGCATCGCTACCTGTGCAGCCTCTTCCAGTCGGGTATCAAACGCCGGGCGGACAAAAGGATGCGCGGGAGCTGTTGCCGTTCCCAGTTCAACAAAGCGCCAGTAGAAAGCATTGCGCTTGTTGCTGGCCTTCATGGTGTTGTCGCTGTTCCCCGTTCGGGGGTTGACGCCACGAATATGCACACCCGATGCGATTTCACCACGGCGGCGGCTTTTCTGGGTGACGACAACAACGTTTTTCTTCAGTTTACCGGTTTGCTCCGGTGCCCGATCAATCACTTCCTGCCGGAGGACTTCAGCCCCGGCGCGGGTAGAGTCCCGGAGGACTTTATTGTTTTCAGCTTTACTGAGGGTCTGCAGGTCTCGTGCGATATCCTGCAAGCCGGAAAAATCCAGATTCACATCAATCATTTTTCGGTCCCTTGTTTGCAGAGAATTTCCAGCCGGGTACCTTTGCTATTTGGCACAGGAGGCCCGTTGACATTCAATGTCACTCCTTTATAAGGACCGTTCAGCACAAGAAGCCGGGATGAGGCCAAAATATCATTGCGATAACGAACCCAGACACGAACGGTTGCATCAGTCCTTTCAGCCCCGGCAGTCAGGCTTTCCCGCCCGCTAATTCCCTTAACCTCTGCCCAGATAGTGGCACCGTCAGCCCATTCTTCTACTGGCTGACCGGACGGAGTACGCGTAGAGGTAAAATTACGGATGGTGATCCGGTGCCGCATCGGTCCAATCTTCATGATCCCCCCGTTAAACTCCCATATCTATGCGATATGGATTAAGCAACCAACGCGCAGGACCAGGGATATCAAGGCTTAGATCATCCCCGCGGTTTTCATATAACCAGCCCAATATAAGAAGAACCGCACTCTGAACAGAGGGCGTGATAATAATTGGGCGATCGCCGGCGCTTTCATGTTCAACTGCGTTATCCAGTTCGGCCTGGTCTGCATAAAAACGACGGTTAAGAAACTGCATAGCAGCATCCTCCGCAGCGGCCAGATACCCCTCCACCATCGTTTTATCGATTTCATCATCCAGCCTGAGATGTTCCATGGCTGTTTCAGTGTTGATTACCGTCATAACCATTACCCTTTGGTTTCAGGGGCGCGGTTCATTTTGTTATCAGGGACGTCACCAACTATCGTCACTAGCCCATTACCTTTGAGCTCGGCAGCACGTAAGCGAGAAACGTGAAAAGGATCATCGGCTGGCGTTCTGAAAATATCGCCATCCATAAACCGCCGGACAGGTTGAACCTGAATAGTCCCGGAATCGGGTACAGGTGATAAGTTGTCGTCAACTGATGCAGTAGATTCAGCCACATTTTTCCTGGCCATCATGCTCTCCTCAAAAAGAGAGGGCCGCTAAGCGGCCCTTAATTGTCAGCCGCCAGAAGCGGTTACATTACCGGTGACAAAAGCCTCCGGCCGATAGACCGCCAACGCCAGACGCTCTTCCGCACGAATGGTGACCATGTTTTTAACAAAGTCGTCTTCGTTTTCGGTGGAGAGCAGGACTTCGATATCCATGCGGTCGAAGATTTGCGCCGCCATATTAAACGCCCCGGTCAGGAAGTTGTTCTGCGCCATGGCCTGTGTTTCCACAACAGGGAGACCCCAGATACGCGGAACACCACCATTGACCGGCTGCGCGATAATATAGCGGCCTTCGTTATCTTTGGTCAGCTCGATGCCCGCCCAGTCAATCGGGTTCAGGACAAAACCAGACGCCGGATACTCCGCCAGCACCGCCTGCAGAACAGCCAGACGCAGACGATCAATCGGAGTGGCATTGGACAAGGTAAGGGCTGGCGCAAATTCTGTTGCCTGCGGCAGAATCCCGAGGATATTCGCACCGGTACCATCGCCGCTCAGCAACTGCTGCTCCTCTTTAAAGCGAAGACCATACTGAGCGCGGCCATCGATATAGCTGGCCAGACCGGGCGCATCGTCCAGGATCTGACGGGACGCTTTAAAATAATGCGCAATGGTACGAACCGGCGCACTTTTCAGCTCAAACTTAATGTCTGATTTTGGCTTCAGGGCACCTTCTGCCACCGCTGCAGCATTATTGGTGAACCCCGTTTCCTGAACAAATTCAATACCGTTAGATGCGGTATTGCCGGGGATAAGCAGATTACGGATAGTCAGTGTGCGTTCCGGCGGGGCGATAATGCCCTGAACACGATCGGAGACCACCAGGCTGTTGGTTGTGCTCACGCCAGTGCCCGTAGTCGCCGGCACGTTCATAATGTCTTTCTGCTCGAGCTTTACACGGATGCTCTTGCGGGCCGAGCTGTCCATCCCTTTGAACTCTTCACTTTCGACCACCAGCTCACCGATCGATTTTCGTTGTTGAGGTGTGTCGTTATGACGGCGTGCACCTTTTTGCTCCAGCTCAGTAAGGCGTTCTTTCAGCTCGTTGAGTTGGTTCAGACTGTCATCAGTGCGTTCTTTCAGCTCCTGCGATACAGTTTGGCCAGACTCCATTTTTTTCTTCACGTCTTCGCCGAAGCTTTTAACCTGCTCCATCACCGCAGAGAGCTGGGTAGAGATTTCGCCAATTGTTTGTGGCTGATCGTCAGCCGATTTTTTCTGGTACATATAAATCCCTTAGAGAATTTTGGGGAGAGAAAACTGGCTCAGTTGCTGGCGCATCGCCGCAATAGCCGCTTTGGTTTCGCCGTCTTCGCCCCCGGACTCACTCCGGTCAAGCAGATAGGACAGCCCGCGGGAGGCGACCGCAGCGGACTGACTTTTCGAGAAACCTGCCTCTCGCAGGAACTTCTCAAATTCAGGTAAAGAAGGAAGGTCACCGTGTGACAGCTTCGACTTAATGACGTCAATACGCGCATCATCGTTGGCCGGCACGGTAACGATGGAGATTTCAACCAGATCGAGCTTCGTTAATGTGCGGATCCGGGTTTTCTCATCGTAATTCGATTCCCGTACGTAATAGCCAATGGAAAGGCCTGTAATGGCACGGGTTTTCATGCCCCGCCAGGCGGTTTTAGCGTAAGCAGCGTCGTCAAGCCACAAAGCCCCTTCACCAAAAAGCCCATGTTGATCTTCTTTCAGGGTAGAGATATCCCAGTTCCCTATGGGCTCGCCGGTGCGATGCTGCCAGAGAACAGGGAACGTTCTCCCCTTCGCACGTGTTTCCTCGATGCTTTCGAGGAATGCACCCGGCGCCACGACTTCGTTGTAGCTATCCACCACATCGAAGACAGAACCGTACCCAGAAAAAAGGCCGTCATCGTTGACGGCCTTAATATCGAAGTCGAATGCCTTTACTTTCATGGCTGCGTTTTTCCGGTACATTCCGGCGTCTCCTCTGATTTAATGCCAAGCCATTCCCGCAGTGCGTTTTTGGCCGATTCACTGTCGCCGGACTTGCCAAGCTGATCTATCGGCAGCAGGTTGGATTGAACGGTAAGTTGATCAGCGCCCGGTTTTGGCTGAAGGTTTTCTTTTTGCCGTGCTTCATTGCGGGTCATCAGACCGTTCTGGGTCATCGTTGAGTAAAAGGCGGCACGAGCGGCGCTGTCAGCGCGTAAGAGACCTTCGATGGAAAACTCCGCGAAGTACTTATTCCTTTCTCCCGGAGCCAGGAGACTTTTACGAACCGCCTGTTCTATACGGGTTAGCCACGGCCGAAGCGAAAAAGTTAAAAAGCCGATCAACATCTGTTCGACTCCACTCCCCCACATCGTTTGCCCCTGGGCACTATGGCCAATCAAACCCGGCCATACTCTGAACCACCGACAAATCTCTTCGATATTGAATGCCCTGGACTGCAGCATCTGGGCATCTTCCGGGTTGAGGTCAACAGGCTGAAACTTCATGCCCGCCTCAAGAACCATCATTTTCCCGGTATTCATCGAACCGGAAAATTGTTCAACCATGCTTTCCCGGACTTCATTGCGCTGCTCTTTTTTCAGGATCTGATCCATTGAGAGAACGCCGCTAGGCCGCATACCGTTTTTGAAGACTTTGGCGCTAGCTTCATCTGTTGCCATTGCCAGACCAAGCGTCTGTCGGGCATAACTAATAGGGGATAGCCCCATGACCCCATTAGTGCTGAAGGCACGGATGTGCATGACGTCTCGTTCATCAATGTTTCGGGATAAACCTGAAGGCCAGTCGCGGTAGGTATAAATGGGCTCTCCGCTGTTACTTAAATCAACCTTCATCCTTTCTGGCCTAAGAGGCACCAGCGAGGTAATACGCTTTCCGGTACGATCGATTTCCGCGTAAGCATTCCCCCATAAAAGCAGGCTGGCCATGATCATTTCCCAGAACTCTACTGCGGTCATGTCAGCATTAGGTTGATTATGGAGGAGCTCATAAAGCGGGTGCTCATTTGCACTCTGGCGACCATCGGCCGTTTTTTCGTAAAAACCAACAGGCAACGTTGCTATGGTTTCGGATAATAATCTCACGCATGACCATACCGCCGACAACTGCAGGGCTTTATCAACCGTAACGGATTTTCCTGCAGCTGACTCCCCGCCTGCATAGCCAGCCCAGAATTCGCCGTCAGTAAGTGAAATGGGTACGCCGAGCCACCGGCGAACGGCACTTTTAATCCGGCCAGGCTTCTTCTCTTTATTCATGGTGACTCACACTATGATGGGATTACTGAAAAAGTCGTCAATATCGCCGGAATCATCCTCATATCCTTCGGAAGCACCGATCGCCATAGCTCCCGCAACAATGCCGTCGATGCGTCCTGTACTCTTTTTCTTTGCAAAAATTCGGTTTTCTTTCTGATCAGCCTCCGTCACTGCTGATGCTGCATTCCAGCGAAGGCAAGGGTTTGTCCTGATGATAATGACGCTGTCATCGAGCAACTCTTCGAACAACTCGATCGAGTGAGGCATCCACAGCCCGGAATCTTTCGCTTTGTAATACCCTTGCCCGTGAGGAATTAAGGGAACAGAAACAGATGCCTCCTCTAGCTCCGGCTCAAGGTATTTAATACGATACTGGTCGAAGGCGATGGCCTTGATATCAAACTTCTGAGTCAGATCTGCAATGCGCTGGGCAACAAAGCCGTATTTCACCGCTTTACCAGGTGTGGTGTGGATGTGACCATCGCGCTCCCAGGCGTCATAAGGTACCCGGTCCGTTTTCGCCCGTTCCAGCAACGTATCTTTCGGGGTCCAGAACTCCACCAGCAACTTACGTTGTTTTGGAAAAAACAACGCCAGTGCAGTCAAATCACGCGATCCAGACAGATCCAGACCGCCATAGCATTCCTCACCTTCAAGTTCATCTGGATCAAAGCTCTCCTCACAACCCATCCAGACATCACTGCTCATCCACGGATTAGCTGCGTCAACCCACTGACAGAAGTTAAGACGTCTGACGATGCTCTCTTTCGATGGCATCCCGCGGGCCTGAGTCACCTGCTCACGAAGATAGCTTTCTTCAAAGGTGTGACCCAGCGAAGGGTTAGCTTTCTTCCAGCAGGACTCATCCTTGAAAGGATCGTCCCCTTCATCCAGAGAACAGATGAAGGCAAAAAAGCTGTCATCATCTATCGAACCGGCAGAAACCTTTCGACCGTATTCGTGATAGTCATAGCAGACGCTGGTTTTATCGTGTCCACTGTTTGTGATCATGAAAATCAGCGCCTGCCGGCGGCCTTTGGTACCGGCACGCATCATTTCAACAACCTGATTGCTTTTATGCTCGTGAACTTCATCAATAAGAGCGCAATGTGGTCGCGGGCCGGACTGCCCATCATCTGAACTGATTGGACGAAAGAAGGAACCTGCCTGAAGAAAAGCCAGGTTCCACTCTTTCCCGGCGCCACCAGATTTATGAATGCGCGCGGAAAGAGCCGGTGACTGATCGACCATCGCCACCGCATCACGGAAGAGAACCATTGCCTGGTCTTTTTTCGTGGCCGCAGCATACACTTCAGCACGAGGCTCTTTATCCGCCGTGAGACAGTAAAGCCCTATCCCGGCAGACAGGGGGGATTTGCCGGATCCCTTCCCGGACTCCACATAGGCCATTCGGAACCGGCGAAAACCGCTGGCTTTTTTCCAGCCATAAATCGAACCGACGATGAAGCACTGCCATGGCAGCAACACGAAAGGCTTGCCTTCGAAATCGCCACCATTGAGCTTCAGAACTTTCGCAAAATAATCAATCGAGCGTTGCGCCGCCTCAACATCCCAATGCAGACCACGAGCGTGACATGACTTCAGGTCGTTGAGATGGCGCTGGCACGAGTTACGGATGTCAGGCCCTGCCAGTTCTTTTCCCGAGGTTACATCCATCGCATATTGGGTTGCAGGATCAACCGAAGAACTTGTCGAGCGTGTCCTCTTCGGGGTCTTCGCCATTCACTTTCACCTTCGTCCTTGCCGCTGGCGTCAGACCGAATTCAACCAGGTAACTTTTAAAACGGCGGTCGGCATCGGCCAGCATCGAAACGGCCGGGTTAGCTTTGATAAGAAAACCACCCTCGGTCTGGACGGTATAGGTTCTTCCCTCTACTGCGATGGTGTCGCGCAACTGAAGGATATCAGCGTAAATATCGCATAGCCGTTCAAGGGCTAAGGTGTCGGCAACCGTTAGCACCCCCATCCCGTCAAGGAGAACCGTCAACCTTCCCCAGGCAACCTTTCCCCAGTCGGTCAGGTGCGCCGGCGGGCTTGGAATTTCTCGCGCCGGAGTCGGTTCTTTATCGTTGAGTTTACGTTTACCCGGGTTGCCGGAGACCACTTTGAGATGGGTCGGTTTCGGGCGTCGTCCTGCCATCGGAACCTCCCAGAAAAAATCTTTTCATTTCGCGGTTTTGTACAAAAAGGATGGGCGGCGGTCATTTAGGGTCAGAGTTCTGAACTTTTGACCCGCCCCTCCCCTATGGACTTGACGTCATCTGAACCAGTGAGAGTTTGGATCAAGCGGAATACCGTTTTCATCGCAGCCGATAACGGTGCCACGCTTCTCCATTCGTTGCTTTGTTGAGTCATGGTGCTGCTTACACAGCCCTTGCCAGTTCTTCCGGCTCCAGAAAAGCTTTTGCGCTTTTGCTATTGCCTGGCTGTCACCAGAGCGCAGAGCCTCCTTCAGTTTGTGCGGGATGATGTGGTCAACCACCGTTGCCGCTGTCACCCTGCCTTGCTCCTGGCACATGACGCACAAGGGGTGCGTACGGAGGAAAATAAGACGCTCACGGTCCCACTTGCTGCCGTAGATGCGGGGCTCTTTGTTCATGTGATATCAGTCCAGGTAGCATAAAAAAACCCGCCGAAGCGGGTTGAATCATTCTTTCTTACGATAGCCAGGTAAACTCTCAGCTCTCTTTCTCATCTTGTACTCAGTCTCGGACCAGAACTCGCTAGGGTCATTATTAAATCCGCAATTCTCGCAGATATAATCACCGGTCCAGCCACCTCTTTGCTTATCCTTTACTACATCATTTGAGCCACACTCAGGGCAATATTTCATAGTTCCTCCGCGTCAACTCACCGAAAGTGAGTATAACCCAGCATTATCACAGGCACTCAGTGAATGCCTGCTGTAATGCTTTGCCACTTCCTGGAGTGGCCACGCTCATGCCCTTGAGTAGCTGCCGCATCATCGCCGCTTATAACCGGTACGCGTCTGGCGTTCGCGCTGCTTTACCGGAGCTTATTGTTATCTATGAACCCTTACCCATCACTACACGGGCTCGCCATTACGCGACTCGGGGCAGCATCACTACTGCTACATTGCCTTTCGGCTGCGGTCTATCCGCTTATTGCTTCATTG